CCTAAACCGAAAAATCAAAAAGGCAAATCTGTTGAGGTGAAAGTACAACCCACGAAGGAGTCGATAATGCCTGGCGTTATTACCCTTCCGATATCTGCAGGAAATGATACACCTATAATGTTTAATGGAAAAGTAGATTGGGAGAGTGGGCAGTTCGTTCATTTAACTCATATTGGAAACAATAAGTACCTTACAGTCAAGCACTTCTTTGCAGAACCCGAGGACACCTTTACAGTGGTCTGGCGCGGTCAAACAATGGAATTTAAGTCAGAAGACGTAAAACCAATGATTGATCCTGATTATGATGAAGATCTTGTATCTGTAGAATTGAAGATAAATCCTATTCCGAAATACTTCAAGGTATGCAGTAAGCCTGTTGTAACTGGAACTCAAGTTAGTTTGTCCCGGTGTAATCGTGAAAAGAAGTGGTCCACATCTGTCTCCTCTGCGCAAGTAAAGGATCATGAGTTGATACATACGTGTAATTCTCAAAATGGCACATGTGGAGCTCCACTTCTGGATGCAGGAAACTTCGTCTGTGCGATTCACTTTGGAACTGATAATACTCGAAACCAGGCAACCGTAGTTTCTAAAGACACAGTAGCTCGATTGACATCAGAAATGGATTTTCACCATTAGCCCGCAGACCGCGGGCTGATAGAAATACGGTTAAAGAGTCAGACCGACCTTTTGACCCACTGATAATGATGCACTTGAAACCCGTTCTTAAACCTCGTTTTGAAAATTTTGAACCTATTGGACATTCTAAGGGAATTTTTACACCAGCTAAAGATAAACCTGGACACAATAATATTGATGTGAATGTCCAAACCTTTATGGAGAATCCAGTAAACCAAGAATTTGAAGACATTCTAGCGGCTGCTAACCACGTAGTCGCTGTGGAAAACTTAGACTTGTTAGTTAAATCAGTTAAGAAATGTGACGTAAAATATAATAATGCATTTGAGCTCGATCAAGATTTCGAACTTGCCTGCTCATATGCAGAAATTATGTTGTCATCGCTTTTTAATTCTGAGGAGATGAAGCAAGTTAAGCTTAATAATGACACCTCTCCTGGTAAACCCTGGTCTTGTAAAGGTTATCAAACAAAAGATGAAGTCTTGAAGTCGACAGAGTACAAAGAGCAATTTTTGCACCCATATCGTCCAATATGGAGTGTGACAACAAAGACAGAATTCTTACCGGCGGATGAAGTGGTAAATGGGAAAGTCCGAACTTTCTTTATACCACCTGTGGAGTTTGTCGTACATCAGAAGATACTTTTTGACGATCAAGATGATCGGATGAAAAAATTATGCGATGAGTTCGACACTTGTTGGTCCAGATATGGTTTCACGAAACAGTACAGTGGAATAGATAAACTAGCTCATGCTCATTCTGATACGAAGAAAGAACATGAGATGGGAGACATATCAGGATGGGATAGGTTGTACCCTTTGTTGAAACGCGTGTACGCAATCCGTCTTCGGATGGTTCGTAATCCCACTCCAGAATTTTTGAAGAGATTCTATTATGTTCTGGATGGGATGTTGCGCCAAGCGTTTGCATTGCCTACGGGTGAGATATATGAGAAATTGTTTGGAAATCCTTCCGGATCAGGAAAGACAACAACGGACAATACAATTGGTCATATTATCATTCGTATGCATTTTTGGATTCGGTTTTTTCGACACATTTATGGTAGTGCACCTGAGTATGAAGTTATAATCCAGAACGTCATTGAATCAATCTTTGGAGACGATTATATGAGTTCTCGGTCAGAAGAGTGGAAAGCTCTTAGGCTAAAATATTTCTCAGAGGAGCAATACTATGAATTTGTCAAACAACATTATGGAATGTACAACGGTATGACCATAAAACCAACAGCGTTCAAAATCTCGGAAGAGATTGAGGATATGGAGTTTTTAGGAAATACCTTTGTGTACAATGAGAAGTTTGGGAAATATTGTGGAGAGCCACGGTGGTCAAAACTATATACAAC